ACCGCCGGACGGCTGGTCAGAGCGGTTGGCCGAGCCGGGCTGGCTCGAGCAGGCTCGGGAAGCGGTAGCACGGCTGCCGCGGTGCAAGTTCTTTTCCGATCCGGTGACGCTGCCGCAGTTCGTGGGGCCGAAGTTCGTCCCGCTGTGCCTCGGCGGCCAGTACGACGCCGCCAAAGCCAAGCGGGGCGGCAGGGAGCCGGAGGCCCGCACGGTGACGCCGTGGACGGGAGACGACGCGGAGCGGTTTGAGGCGACGAAGCGGAAGCTCTTGGAATCACTCACGAAGGAGACGAAATGAGCCGCGTAGCGATCAATCACTGCACCCGCTGCGAATCCCCTGCCCGCTGGCGAGACGCAGACGGCCGGCACTTCTGCGGCTCGCACGTCCCGGCGAACGGCAAGCCGCTGGCCCGCCTGCCGGCACCGCCGGAGCCGGACATCCTCGAGCTGCTCGACAACGCCACCGAGGGCGAGTGCTGTCTGTTCGAGCCTGCCGCCGCCGAGATCCGCCGGCTCCGCGCTCTGCTGGAGGCCGACGGAGACAAGTCCGGGTCGTGTTAGGTTCTCGGGATCGATGGATCGATGACTTTTCTCACGGAGGTGGATATGCGTTTTCTCATGGCAGTGGTGGCGATTCTGGCGGTGGCTGTTCTCTCGGGTGCGGCTCACGCCGGCCCCTGGAAGCGCTCGGTGACGACGACCAGGGCGAGCACCTGCACGGGCGGGAGCTGCTCGACGGCGTCCACCCGGACGGTGACCCGCGGGGCTCAGGCCCACGCCGAGTCGATGGCGGCTTCCGGCTCGATGGTCCACGCCGCCAGCCACGGGGCAACCTACGAAGGTGTCGGGGTGGGCGGATCGCCGGCCGCGGCTCTCGGAGCCTGCTGCAACAACGGCGGGACGGTGCTCGAGGAGGGCACGGCCCTCGGGCGGGACGGCCGGTGGTATGCCTGCCGGCGCTACAGCCTGCGGTGAACGATCAGACGCCAATCATCCAAGGCCAATTGGCCCTCGGGCAGGATCCCTTCGGGGAAATGCGGGTTCGATTCCCGCTTGGTGTCATCGGTTCGGTGTGGTGCGTCACGACGGCGACCACGGTTTGATTCCTCAAAGGGATTCTCTGATGCGTTTCGTCTCGACGTTGGTAGCGGTGGCGGCTCTGGCTCTCGTCGGTGCGTCCAGCCAGGGCGCGATGGCTCCGCGGAAGTCGCCGGTCCCGGCAGTGATCCCGAAGACCGCACTTTTCCGCGGCTGGGTGACGGTCACGATCAACGGCCAGACGTTCCCCGGCTACGCCGATTGGCGCGGCTTCCCCGACTCGGTGCCGACGAACGACCCGACTACCTGGGTGTTCGTGGGATCGGGATCGTCCTGGCGGCTGCTGTCGCAAGCGGAGTTGCGGGGCGCGACGGTCAGGCTGGTGCAGCTCGACCTTGGTTATTCAAACGGCCCATACAAGCCTGGGTCGACGGCGACGGGGATGTGAGGCAACGGGCCGAAGGTTGAATAGTGGATCGCGTTATTAAAGCGGCACCGCCGCGGGAGGGGTGAGGATGGCAGGATTTACGTTGGCGGACCTTGGTGGTCCGGTGCATCCGCAGGAGACGAAACACGCCGACGGCAGCGTGTCTGTGTGGTGCGGAATGAACCTCCGCGACTACTTCGCGGCGGCGGCGCTGACGGGGCTGCTGGCAAATGCGTCAGAGGTGAACGATGAACTTGCGGCCGAAGCTTTCACGGCGGCCGACGCGATGCTCGCCGCCCGCGAGCGGAAGGAGGGGTGAGTGAGTGACGCACAGGACTGGAATGAAAGCGACGGCGAAGAAGTCACCTGCGATCATTGCGGCAAAACAAAACGCTGTACTCTAACCGTCGATCCGTATGTTCGTGAGATTTGCCCGGACAACGAAAATACTGAGACATGGTGGTGCGATGAGTGTTACATCGACAGGTCTGGGGACATTTGATGAGGGGTAAGGCATGACCACGCAAGAGCGGTCAATGTTGTGGGCGATGGCCTTCTACGTTTTCTTTGACTCGTTGGGGAAGATTCTTGATCTCATAGAGCGATTGATTCCGGAGGCCGCCCGATGACCCACGCATGGTGTTCCGATCCGTCGAGGGACGCCGCCGTCCGAGCGGCCGAGGACGGCAGGGATCGGCCGCTGCCGACGCTGGGGGAGGCGATTGCCGGTCCCTTTGCCGAGCCCGCTGAACGCTCATCGACGGTGAGCAACACAGGCGAGGGGCAAAGAGGACTGCGCACGGAGCGGGTGGTGTTGGAGGTGACACACAAGGCAGCCTTCAGCGCTCGTGAATGGCGGATGTGGCGTACGATTTTTGACCCAAGGTACGGCGAATCCGTCCGCGTCGTCGAGCAGTCGGAGCCGTTCTCTTCTGCCTGCCCAATCGCTAGCGGCACGGTAAACGTCAACGGCCAGGACATGGTCACGCTGGCTGAGTTCCTTCGGCACACGACGAGGCTGACGCAGGAGGCTGGGGTTGCAAAGCGCGAGCGTGACGCCGCGATCAGCGAGCGGGAGTCCCTTCGCGAGCAACTGGAGTCCGTGGCCTGCCGCGCTGCGACTGCCGAGACGGCACTGGCTGAAATCAAGTCGCTCGACTACACCCGAGCGGCCGTCAACGGTGCCGCGTGGCAGGCCAACAAGATCGCTGCCAAGGCACTTGAGGCCGCGAGCGGCGAGATGGCGACGGTCGAGGAGCGAGTGGCGCTCGTCGAGAAGATGGAGCAGTGCGGTGTTCATGTTCCCACTCAGGCCGCGAGCGGAGGCGGGGAGGCGCAATGCGTCAGTGCTGGCACGTCGAGCGCCCCGGTAGGCGATAGTGGCCAGGGTAGTCGCTTTGGAAGCGGGGAGCCGGTGGCGTGGGGCGTTGCCACACCGGACGGCAAGCTGATTCACGCCTCGGTTTTTGAACCAGAGCGCGACACGGCCACCGTCGTCCCCCTCTACCGCGCCCCTCCGCAGCCGCGAGGGTGGCTGACGGCGGAGGAGCGGGAGAACCTTACCGGCGTTTTCGGATTGCTGCGTGATCTTGCGAAGGTGTGTGGCCGCGCTGCAGCCGACCGGTGCGAGCTTTCGGCGGTAGCCATTGAAAGCCTTCTCGCCCGCTCGTCGCCGCCTGAGGTGGTGAAACCTGGGGTGTGGAAAGTGCGCAACGATCCGCAAACCACGATGACATGGCAGCCGTTTTTGGACGACGTAGTTGCCAAGCGCGACTCCGAATGGCTCGCAGCCCTCGCCGCGTCGGGCGTGGCGGTGAAGGAGGTGGGGCGTGAGTGATCGACGAACACCCGACGCAACGCTGATCTCCGCGCTGCGGATATTGGCACGCGACATCCAGAGCGGCGACGGCTGCGCGAACGCATGCCTGCTGGAAACGGCGACGCGGCTGGCCGAGTTGGTCGAGGAACGGCGGTCTATCTCGACGCTGCTTCAGAAGGTCGAGAGCCTGGAGGCAGAGAACAATCGGCTCCGCGAGGAACGGCGTTGGGTGCCGGTGGGCGAGAGGTTGCCGGACGATCTCCGTCGAGTGATGGTGATGGCTCCAAGTTTGTACGGGGCGCAGGTTGCGTGGCTTCTCAACGGTAAGTGGTACGACGGGATCGGTTATCCAGACGATGCGATAGGTTGTCGCGTCACCCACTGGCAGCCGCTGCCGCCGGGGCCGGGGGGGGACGACAATGGGTAGAGCGGAACGTGACAAGGGCAAGCGCGGCGAGCGTGAGGCGGCGGCCGAGCTTGGCGCGTTGCTCGGTGTCGATGCACGGCGTGGGGTGCAGTATCAGGGCGGGCCGGACTCGCCCGACGTGGTGCTCGACGGCGTGGCGATTCACGTCGAGGCCAAGCGCACCGAGAAGCTCACGCTATGGCCCGCGATCGAACAGGCTCGAGCTGACGCACCTACGGGCAAGGTGCCGATCGTGTGGCACAGGCCAAACCGTAGGGGCTCAGTCGTGATCGTCGAGACGGCGAGACTGTTGGAGTTGGCGAGGGAGTTGGTGAGGGCGGCCGATGGAGCTAAGGGGTAATCGATGGCGCGGCAATACGTAAACGTGACGCTGACGGCTCGTGTGGAAGGCGATCGCGTTGTATTGATCGACGGCAACGGAAATCCAATACGAGCGATCCGAGAAATTGACGCACGAACTGCGGATGCGTCCGTGCTTGAAGCTATCGAGCTACGTCACACATGGTCATCCGCGTTGGCTGGAATGATCGGTGGCAACCTAAAAGCCACTCAGCGACACAAACGTTCTGCGTGGGATGCAAAGATAAGCGTGTGGGTGGTGTCTCTTCGCCACCGACGAAACAGAACACGCCCAAGTCGGTCCAGAAGTGGCCCGCCGCGTCCCAAGTTCCGTTCCCAGACATGGGAGGAAAGGCTCGATCATCTCACCGCACAGCACATCAATTGGAAGAGGAAATGCGAAAGCAGGGAAGCGAACCCGTGGTCGCTGTGGGCGGAAACCGTATCGGGCAATCTGAGGAAGAGGGGCTACGTGAATGAAGACATCAAAGCGGTCAGTCAACAGGCAAAGCCTGGAGCAAAAACTGAAAGATCAGTCGTTCCTGTGCGCTCTGACGGGGGAGACACTGCAACCAGCGCTGTCGTCGCTTGACCACATCAACCCAAAGTGCATCGGTGGTGATGACGAGATTGGTAACGTGCAGATCGTGTTGCCTTGCGTGAACAGGGCGAAAGGCACGATGACACAGCAGCAGTTCGTGGCGATGTGTCACGCAGTTGCCAAGACCGTCGAGGACAGCGGAGATCGCTCCTGGGTGGAGTGGACGGGCTACAAGGGGGTGGGCGATGAATAGAGCGGGTCCTCTTTTCGTTTCGCAGGCCGAACGGGGCACTGCGATCCGCCCATTTTGCACACTGTTTTTCCTGCCCGCGCACAATCCACTCGGTTTGCCTGAAACGCCATGACCAACAAAGGCGACGCCGGCTACCAGCAGCACAAGGAAGCCGTGAATCGGCGTTCTCGTGAAGGCGGAAAGAACGTCCGCGACATCGGCGATCTTCCGCCGGTAGCGAACACGTTCCGACGCGAAGAGTGCCGGCTGAACTTCCGCCGGTTCTGCGAAACGTACGGCGAAGAGTCGTTCCCGTTGGAATGGTCCGACGACCACCTGAAGACGATCCGCAAGATCGAGTCGGCCGTTCTTCAAGGACTTCTGTTTGCCATCGCAATGGCGAGAGGCAGCGGCAAGACGACGCTGCTTGAGTGGGCATGCCTCTGGTGCCTCTGCTACGGTCACCGACCATTTCTCATGCTGATCGGTGCCGACATGAACAAGGCATCGCAGATGCTTGACACGCTGAAGTCGCAGATCGAGAACAACGACTTGCTGCTCGAGGACTTCCCCGAAGTCTGCTTTCCGGTTCGGGCTTTGGAGCGAATCTCGCAGCGGGCGAAGGGGCAGACGTACCAGGGCAAGCCAACGCACATCGGGTGGACGGCCGACGAGATCACGCTGCCGTGGATTCCCGGCGCGGCGTCGGCAGGAGCTGCTGTGCGAGTCGCAGGCATCACCGGGAACATCCGAGGAAGCAAACACTCTAGGCCCGACGGAACTTCAATCCGTCCGTCGCTGGTCTTGGTCGACGATCCGCAAACCGACGAGTCTGCTGCCAGTCCGTCGCAGGTGGCCTCCCGCGAAAAGGTGTTGGCGCAGGCCATCCTCGGACTCGCCGGTCCTGGCAAGAAGATCGCCGGCCTTGCCGCGGTGACCGTTATCAAGCCCGACGACCTAGCCGATAGGCTTCTCGACAGGCACCGCCACCCGACGTGGCAGGGCGAGCGCATGAAGCTCGTCTACGAGTGGCCAAAAGCCGAGGAGCTGTGGGGGCAGTACGCGGAACTTCGCCGGGACGGACAGCGCCACGAGCGTGGCACGGGCGAGGCCGACGAGTTCTACCGGCTCCGCCAGGCGGAGATGGACGCCGGATCGCGGGTGGCTTGGCCCGCCCGAAAGAACGAAGACGAAATCTCTGCCATTCAGCATGCCTGGAACCTGCGGATCGACCGCGGCGAGAGCGCGTTCAACGCCGAGTATCAGAACCAGCCGATTGCCGACGACATTGCCAGCGACAAGCTCGACAAGAGGGCTCTTGCGTTGCGGGCCGAGAACATAGAGCGCGGCGTGGTTCCCGCCGGCCACAACACGCTGACGGCGTTTTGCGATCTTCAAGACAAGCTGCTGTTCTGGCTCGTGGCGTCATGGTCAGACACCTTCGGGGGGCATGTCGTCGCATACGGCACGTACCCCGACCAAGCGTCATCGTTCTTTGAGGCGCGGCACGCGAAGCGGACGCTGGGCAGCGTTCAGAAGGGTGCCAGCCAGGAGGCGGCATGGCGTGCCGGCTTGGACAAAGTCGCCACCGATCTCCTGTCGCGGGACTTCCGCCGCCAGGACGGAACGCTAATGCAGATTCAGCGGATGTTGTTCGACGCCAACTACGGAAGATCAACGCAGGTCGTCCGGAACTTCTGCTTGAAGTCTCCCTTCTCGGCAAGGATTTTCCCCAGCCACGGCAAAGGCGTTCCGGCGTCGTCGCGTCCCCTGAACGATTCCAAGGGGCAAAGGGGCGATCGGCTGGGCTTGAACTGGCGGACAGGGAAGCTCTCGAACACGAATCAACTGTCCGCGATCTACGATACCAATTCTTGGAAGTCGTTCGTGTCGGCAAGGCTCCGGCTGCATGTGGGGGACAAGGAGGCGATCACGTTCCACGCAGGCGAGCACGATCTGCTGCTTGAGCACCTGACAGCGGAGTTCCCGGTGCAGTCGGAATCGAAGCACACGGGGCGTGTCGTGGACGAATGGAAAGAGCGGCCGGGGGCCGATAACCATTGGTTTGACTGCCTCGTCGGGGCCGCAGTCGCGGCGTCCATTGCCGGCGTCGTCCCGGCATCTTCGGAGTCTGGGGCGCGGCAACGCCGCAGGGTTGAAATCCCCGCCGGCCCTGACGGCAAGCGGGTGATCGTCACGAAGCGCCACAAGGCGTAGCCACACCCCCTCCGAGTTCTCGCCCCGGTCACGCATTGTGAACGGCATGAGCGACGAACTTGCCAGCAAGATCGACACGGTGGCCCAGGGGCCGGCGTCTGTCCGCACCGACG